GAGTTCCTACTACTAGTGTATTAATATATGCAGAATTTTGGAAAGCAGAACCATCGTAACCTTGCCAAGTAAGACTATGAATAACATCACCAGTAGCTAGTGCTGTTGGAGTTATGTTAGTGCCTCTGCCTTTTCTGAACAATATACTATTTGCACCGCTAGCAACGTTGTTATAACTATCTAATATAACTACACCACGACCAGAGTTGTTAGCAGTGACCTGTATGGTACCGTTGATATTTTGTAATAAGTTTGTAGTTTCATTCCAAGTAATATTTGCACTTGCACTTAAGGCAGTTCCGTTCGCCGCATAATAGGCCAAACTGTTTGTTGTACCTGAATTGATTACCGAGCTACTAACTGGAACAGATGCTGTAATTCTATTATTAGCATCATCATATGTAAATGTAATATTAGTATTATAAGCGTTACCCGCAACAAATGCCGCTGCCACTGCATCCTGAGCACGTTCTGTTGTAAAGTACAAGTTAGTTGGACTACCACTTGCTTCTGCAATGTTATCAGCAGTAAGTACAACCGCACCAGTTTGTGTGTTTACTGAGCTAACAAGGCTAACAGGATTACCACCAGCAGTGGTACCGTCACCTATATAAACTTTTTTAGTATCGGTAGTATAAATTATTTCGCCAACACCCGGTGTTATTGCTGTTCTAGCTGTACCGTCTAAACCTCTTCTTAATTGTAATGCCATTATATTTCTCCTACCTTAAAAGGTACCTAAGTCGAATCCGTTTGCGGCAGGATTTGAAAATGTTCCCTGGTCGCCAAATGTTGTAGCCAGTAACGTGTTTAACTGGTTTTGTAATGCTCGCATATCTATGCCCCATACTGTAGCTTGTACATCTCCAGTACCAGTTATATTATGACTGTTTAAATTTAAATTGCTACCCAGTGTTGCATTAGTATCTGACGATAATGTATATCCAGCAATATTAACCGATGTTGCCGTTGAAGTAACAGTTATACCATTACTACCGGTAATTGATTTAAATTGCAATATACCTGCTGTATCTGCTACAAAAACACCCTGCCCACTACCTAAGTTAGTACCATTTATGTTGGTAATTTGACTATACAAATCTGTAAAATTTGAATTAGTTTTAGTAAATGCGGTACGGAGATCGTCCCCTGTACCGTCATTTGCATAGCTACCTAGGTTAATTGTTAGTTGAGTCATTTTATCGTGTTCCTATTAGTATTTACCAACTTTTCGTTACGCTCTTCCAACAGCTACTTGAATTATGCCAGCTTCGCCGTAGTCCTTGTCTTCTAGGGCTTTTCCAACAATACTGCCCAATGTTGGAGTTAATGCTTTAACAGCATAGCCAGGAGTGGCACTAGTTGTCAACATATCGCCTTTCTTAACACGACCGACAACCTTACAACTTACTCGTCCTGCAAGTGCAATCAAGTTCTTCTCGCCTGGACATGCATCATACATGATGTAAGCCGCATTGTCAGAAACAATACCAGCTAGTCTTGTATCATTCATTGTGTCAGTAGTAGTAACTTCTTTATCACCGCCAAACACTAAGACAGTACCAATTTCATAAGTCTTGTCGCCTTCATAGTATTCTGCTAAGTCAGCGGCATAGGTAGCTGTAATAGTTGCATTAGTACCCAAACTCCAAGCTCCGTTGATTGTGCCAGAACCGTAAGTTCCAGGACCGTTACCATTTAATGTAGCAGTGTTAACTGCACCACTAAAGTGTCCAGAGCCGTCGTCTGAGTTTAAGAATATACTAGCAGTACCGTTAGATGCCACATACAATCCCCACTTGCTATTAGAAACACCACCAGGATTTTTAATAGCACCGCCTGCTCCGCTATATCCAAAACCAACACCGTACATAGTACCTAGGTCAGTGCTACCTGGAGCATAAGTTCCACCAATGCTATAAATTACACCTGAAGTACTTGTAGTTTCTACACTAGGATAGTTACCGTCTAAGTAACCTAGGCCTGCGGCAGTGCGGCGTATCTTACCGTTATGCGACCAGTTACCAGTTATAGTACCAGCGGTAGTTGCACTACCCGATGTAATGTTAGTAGTTTGTAGTGTACCGTTGTTGAAACTGAATACAGCATTTGCACCTAATGCCCATGAACCATATAACGAACCAACAATACTTGTATCTGTAGTAGTAGCACCAGACTGAATACTGACACTTTGTATAGTTGCATTTAACAATCCATTAACAGTTGTAGTTGCACTACCAGCCACATCAACTGTTGACAAGAAATTAAATGCACCTGGTGTATAGAAGTTTAATGTACTACCAGTAGAATCAATGGTCTTACTACCATTAACTTTTAATTGCGTTGTAGTAATTTCACCGTTGGTACCAGTTTTAACAATCTTACTTCCAGAGCCAGTTGTTGTAATTCCTAATAATCCATAAGTGTTGTTGCTAGTATTACTATTGTCGTATTTTGCTAACATGACACTAGCCGCCGCATCGGTAGTTACGCTATTGGCAGCTCCAAACAAAACGTTCTTTATACCGTCACCATCTGTAACTACGTTAGCTGGAGTAATTAACGATGGCACTGCTGGAACACCGCTACGGTTACCTAACAAGTAACCAGTGGCCATTTGACGTAGTTTACTTAATGCAATACCGGTAGTTGAGCTAGTAGAGTCTAATAAATCTACCCAACCTGTTCCACTTACGTTAAACACATTATTGTTGAATACACTTAGACCCAAGTCTGCCTGTACAATAGCACCTGCTAGACCTGAACCGCTGGTGTTAGTTGCTAATCCTTTAGCAACGTTCATTGCTAACTTGCTTTGAACAATAGCCGCACTGGCATTAACCATGCTGTCAACAATCACACTTCCTTGAATTGTAGTTACTAGTGTACCTGGAGTACCGTGTGTAAATGTGAATCCAATATGTGATCCAGCTGGACTACCTGTAGGAGCACTAGATGCAGGAGGAGCAATATTGGTCCACTGACTTAGTGTGCTATCGTATAATAAGAAGTTTCCGTTAGCGTAGCTTGTGAATACAAGTGTGCCGCTAGCACCAGTTAAGTTTCCACTGAGTGTAACTGTACCACTTGCACCTGCTGGGAATAATCCTGATGTAAGACTAACTGACAACACAGTTTGTCCGCCAGTATACCCAGACCCTGATTGTAGAACCATACCAGGAACAATAGTTCCATATACACTACTCAAACTCAATGTATATACAGTAGGTAATCCGCCACTTGCGGCAAATCCTACGTATGTTCCAGTAGCTTTAACAGCAACATCGCCTAATTTGTAAAGATTGTTTAGTCCTGTTGAACTCGCATCTACATAGCCTCTATTTACAGCATCGTATTGTGTAATACTACTGTTAGGCATGAACAAGTTACCAATAGTGTAACCTGCCATGTTCAAGTTACCCTTCATGGCTAATGCACCGTTTAATGCTAGGTAACCTGGCCCAATTAAGTTAGTATTAGCAACTGGAGTACCACCATAGTCTAGACCCAATCTGTAATCAACAAAGCTACGAATAGCACTTTGGGTTGGCACAGTATCTGGTGCGTTCTGTGTCATATTTGCATCTGTTGAGAATTCAGATACAACCACACCGCGTTTGAATCCTAGACCGTCTAAGTTACTTAACGCAATACTAGCGGAGAATGTAACTGTACCTGTACCTTGGTCAACTTTAAAGAAACGTCCTACACGGAAAATACCGTTTTGGTCTGTTGATACGTGGAATACACGACCTACTGTTTCTTCTACAACGTCATTACTATCATTACTTGCAATAGCCGCATTACCATAAATTTGGTTTGGATAGTTTGTAGTAATGAAACCACCAGTACCAATATCTAAAAAGTCATGTCCTGTAGCACGACAAGTACTAATACGAATAGTAATTTGTCCAGTTTGTGTCGCTGGATAACCCATACGCAATGTTGTACTTTGACTTGCATTAAATGGACGACTAATACCTAAACTACTACTTGATGCACTAGTTACTTCTTTTGCAACTACAGTGGTAGCCGCCGCACCTGCTGTACCTGGACTAAACGGATAGATTAAAGTAAGTGTTGTACTTGATGCAGTCGAATTAGCAGTTAACCAGTAACCGTTATACAATGAGTTTGTATTACCAGTTACACGATAATATGTTCCAGCAGTAATACTTGTGCTAGGAATTGTAAACGATACGTTGTAGTAATTGGTATAAGTTGTACCATTGATAGTTTGTGTTGCTGTCAATGTTGGAGTACCAATGGCACTTGGAGTAATATCCTGATTAATACCACCATAACTTGGTGAGTAGAACGTTGTAGTTGCACTACTACTTGAAGTAATAGTTGTTAACGCACTACCGCCTTTAGTATTAGCAATAGTAATGTTATTACCAGATAAACTAACAATATAGAACGTTGGGTTAGCAGTACCAACACCTGAACCTATACCAGTTGCTTTAAAAGTTGTACCTATGTTGTTATTAGCCGCACCAATTGCAGTAAAATCTGTATAGTTTGTAGTACTACCGGATGCATTAATACCGGCACCGCTCACGATTGTATAGGAGTTACCAATTACAAACGATCCAGCAGTCACAGCCGCAGTTGGAATCCCACCAAACGCTGTTCCACCAAATATAATCTTATTACCAATACTTACATTAGTTACTGAACTCAATGTAATAGTACTTGGACTTGTAGTTGTAGTAGCATTACCACTTGTACCTGGGTCTGTTGGATACAACAAACTCATATTGATTGTGTTTGTACTTGCAGTAGTTGTAGTTACAACTTGTGGATTAGATGTTAATACTGCTGTCAATACACCGGTACCTGGTGTACTCCATGTCATTTGACTTCCGCTACCATCAGTTAACACAAATACAGGAGTTAGAAGATTAGATCCACTTACTGTAATCTTATTACCAATAATACTTGCAATATAGTAGTTGGTTAATGTTTGTAAATTACCAAATGTTGTTCCGCTAAATGTAATTACGGCACCAGTTTGTAGATTAGCAGTAGAATTTAATGTGATTAAATTAGTACCGCTAGTTGTAGTCGATGCAGTTCCTGAATTACCGCTTAGTGTAATTGTCGGAATACTAGTATATCCAGATCCAGGACTTACACGAGTAACAGAACTAATACTACCAAAGGAATCAATTGTACAAGTTGCAAGTGCATGACTTGTACTATTGTCTGCTAGGCCACCACCTGAGAACTTGATAGTCGGTGCTTTAACATATCCGCTACCTGCATTAGTAATTGTGATACTGGCTACAGTTGCTACTAGTATCGCAGTAATACTTGTGCTAGGTTGTACCCATACACCTGGACTCACTGTAAACTGAGTACTGCTATCAACACTCTGTACAATAGTTGAACCACTAGGTGTTGTAGCGGCACCTTCGACGAATGCACCACTAGCACTAGTTGTTATAACCATACCAACTTTAATATTAGTAGTATCTGCTACAGTAAGCTGACTTGTATTAGTTATTGCTGTAACTAGATAATTACCGTTATAGTTAGTATTGGCATTACCTGTAACACTCAGATAACTATCAACTGGAGGGTATGCATATATTGTGTTGAATGGAATCTGGTAAGTAACAACTTTACTTGTAGTACTACCAGTTGCTAGTGCATCACTGATATAGGTCATACTGTTAATACCAGTACCATAAGCACCAATATTAGCTACTGGGTTACTATCTATTTGTAGATATCCGTTTACACTAAATCCACCAAATGTAATCGAACCACTTGGAGTTCCAGTAGCCGGTGTATCAAGAATAACTACTGCTTGTGTATTTGTAGTTCCAGGGATAACACTAGTTGTATAAGATACAACTTTTTGTGTTCCATTAAAACCAGTACCAGTTATAATTTGTCCTGCACTTATTGTACCTGAAAAGTTTTGTACTGTTAAAGTATATGTAGTACTTACTGCGGTGTAAGCACTATATAAACCAGTACCAACGCTAGTAGGTTGTACATAGCTGACAACACGATGTGTTCTGCCATTCCAAGCAAACAAGTAAGTACCAGTATTCATCTGACTGATTGTTGCGGCATCGCTAATCTGTAATACTGCAATCTTGTTATCGCCTATATTACCACCTTGTGTGCTAGTTGAGAAGTATACCGATCCTACTGCGGAAATAGCAGGAGTTCCTGACAATGTTATTACAGTATTAGCACCTGACACACTGGTACTTACAACTTTGATATTTTGGAATCCATATCCGCCAACATATTGTCCTGTGGCAATACTACCGACAATAGATGAAGTTATCACATACAATGTTGTTCCACCACTTGTTGGAGTCAATGCTACATTAGCAGTTGCCACAGTTACAGTTGGATCAGCATTAAACATGTTGCTGGTATCAACAACAAACTTGTAGTAGACAAACGAGCTGTCAAACTGTAACAAACTTTGGTTTGCCGGTAATTGTTCACCAGTGGACTGTACCAAGTTATACGCAATAATACGATAAATGGTAGCCAAGTTGTTTGTGTACTGCAATGCGGTACTTGGACGAACTGGTTTTACGTTATCAATGTTATAGAACAAGATATTTTGTAGTACACGCATTGTAATAACTTGTCCGTCATACAATGGATAAGCCAATCCGCCAGTTGCAGTATTTTCTGTACCAGCAGTACTCAATGTTAGTTGTAATACGTTTTGTCCGTTAACTGTTACACTAGTATGTGTGACTGTACTGATCAAGTATCTAGTAATGCCACCACCAGCTAAGGTGTGGTCAATTTCCAATTCAGTTGTACCAGGTGGAATGTATTCCCAACCAATAGCATAAACACTCAACGCTGCCTGTGTAGCAGTAGGAGTCATTGTAGCTGTGAACGCACCTTGCTTATAGACACGAGCACTTTGCATCATGTTATAAGATAAGTTTACACTATCTGGTTGTTCGGTAACGTCACTACCAGTACCACGTAGACCATATACACCGTTGGCATTAGAACCAGCTACCGAACGAATCTGGCCACCATTCAATGCCCAGTAGGCAGTATAGCAGTAGTAGGTAAATGTTGAAACTTGTTCAGTTAAACCAGCGTTGGTACACAAAATACCATAACCTAAGTCGTTGATCTGTGTATAATCGTTGGCCAACATGGACTTGTTACCGCCCATTTCCATATTAATACTAATTCCAGCACCGTTGTTAACGTATGTAATTGTATTAGATGTTAATGTTGTCTTGGCAGTTACGATGTTGTTATAATCTGTAACCAGTGCGGAAGTTTGCCCATTAATCATTGATGTTAATGGAGCAGTTCTAGTGCTAGTATCAAATTTGCCATCGGCAACATAGTCTGTAAATATAGCGCATAGTGTAGCTAGTGTAGTGGCTTCTGCGCTAGTACCTGCTGTGCCTGTAGTATTTTGTGTAAGCACATTACCAGCACTCTTGGTCACAGCAGTCTTTTGAACTATCTGTCCAACAATAGTACTTAGGTAACCAATTGCGGCACCATTCAACAATATAAGATTGCTATTGTATATCCATTGAGCAACGTCATAGCTAGCAGTTGTACCAGTATATAACATGTCATATGTCAATGCGTCAATTGCAAATCCAATATTATTGCTCATTGTTACTGCGCTGTAACTACTGTAACTTGCTACGTTGTAGTTAGCGGCAAGTCTTGCTACAATTTCTGCTTGTATAAATGCACGGTTAGCTTGTAATAATGTTTTTGCATTTGTTACATTTGCAGTAGCGTTTGTTGGATTAGGGAATGTTAGTGTAGGAATACCTGCACTTGTATTACCATAGATACCGTTGACAATAATGTTGTTAACAATATTAACACTACTTGCTGCCGAACTAATGCCAGCCGCATCAACTGTTCCAAGAGTAGCAATTTGAGTTGCTATATAACTGAACGCTTGTGTTACTAGTGTTTGTGGTACACCGACTACGGCATTTTGTGGTTGCAAGAATACAATACCATACTTGACACTTTGGTAATTAGAACCAAATACCAAGTCAAGATTGACAGCATCAATTAAACTAGGTGCTGTTACACTAGCACTATTTACTGTAATAGTTCCGCCTGACAGGTTTGTAGTTAAAATGCTGTTGCCATAACTTGCACTTGGATAAAATGGTGTAGCGGTATCTAAACCAAGTACGGCAGTATATGTTCCACTGTTATAACTTAGTACATTATTAATCTGATAACGTGCTCCTGATACATAGAACGCACAAGGTGTTTGTGGTGGGCGAACATCCAATCCACTGTTCAAGTAACCAGTAACTGTGATAGTTTGACCAAGGCTGGCAATACTAGTAATAGTTCCTTTTAATCGTCCTGCAAATCCGTCAATGAACTGTCCACCAGCAAAACGCTGACGGTTAGTACTTCCGGAGAAGCTAGCAGATTCTTGTGCGTACGGTGATTTAGTTTTGATCTGACCTGTTGGGTCAAGCACCATCATGAAACCGCCGTGTCCTTGACAGCTGACTAACTTAATACGAGTTGCATCGTTACACAAGAATACGTCCATCAACTTGTTATTCTTTGGAGTACTTGTAACATCTAATGGATTAGTCAAGTAGTGACGTCCGTAGTTAAATGTGCCATAGATATGCCAGTTGCCAACTGTATAAGTTGCCACTGTTGCAAATGGATAGATAACAGTACAACTCATTGTGTTGCCGCTAACAGTATTAATAACAGCCTTACCAGCAGTTCCTGTTTCGCTAGTTGCATCAACAATGATCTTACCAATCCAATATGGACTTGCTTGTCCAGATCCTAGAGTAGCAGTAATTGTTCCAGTTGTTCCATTGATAGATAATGTTGTTCCTGTAATGGCGGCAAAGTCAGAACTAAAATCAATCAAACCCAGTTGCAAACCGTCAATGACTGCATCGCGATAGAAGAATGTTGTTCTCCATGGAGATTGTGAAACACGATCTAATGGACGAATAATTGTACGACGGAAGTCGTCACCGAAGATAGAAACGTTAGCTGGTAATTTGATTGGATAATCTTCGTAGTAAGTTCCTGACTCGACAAAGATTTTAATGTTCAAGTCTGCTACAGTTTCACCAAAGTCTAGCTTTTCACCAAATGTCGCATTGCTGTTAGTTAAATTACTTAGTAATGCTTTGTTCAACGTTACAGTATTGCCACTCACCCCAGTTACAAATGTTCCAGTAGCAATTCCACCACCAGTTACACCCATGCCAACTGTAATGGTACTAATGCTATTAAATGGAATTGTATAAGTAGTTGATGATGCTGTGAGTGTATACTGTCCAATTGTTCCGGTAACAGTAGTTGGGACTACATTAAAGAATCCAGGGCGAGTCATGTTGACAGTAATTGTGTCGTAGTTTGTACTTACACCTGCGGTGTAACTTATAATTTGTCCATACGCACTACTGTTAACACCTACTAATACCTTACCAGGAATAATATGATTACTACCAGCTTGTCCTTGGTCAACAGATCCGTTACCACCGTTAGCAAATGTAATAGTGTAATAGCCAGTACCAAAACTTGGTGCAGGAGCCGCACCAATACCGTTGGCAATAATACTAACAATAGTATTCATGTTGGCATTGAACTCTGTAATTGGTGTAGCAGTAAATGTTAGTGTAGCACCATTACCAGGTGTGCCAGCTGGTGCCGCACTAATAGTAACCAAAGTTGGGCTTAGTATATTTGTAATTGTTACAGATGTAGTATTGGTAAATCCACTACCTGAAATAGTCATTCCTGGTACTAGTGTGCCAGTAACATTTGATAATGTTAATGTGGTTGTTGTATTACTTACAAATGCCGCAGTAGCAGTATTAGTTCCTACTGTGGCATTATAGGTTGTTCCAAGTGTAGCATTGGTCTGTTGTGTTACTAGTGTTTGATAACGTGTTTGTGTAACTTGATTCAAGCATTGAGTAGCCAATTGTTGTGCAAACTGTATGCCGTCAACTGTTTCTGAATATTGTGTACCAATAGCAATAGCCTTGGCTGACACGTTTTTGTAATAACTCTTACCAGCAGTGATACTTTGATATGTACCATCTGTTAATAAGTCTATGATCATCCCATCGATGATATAGCCTATATCTCGTGAACATGTAGCTTGATTATAACTAAATCCGCCTGCAAATGTAGTTGATAGATAACTTATTACACTATTACTAATAGTAACTGCATTGTTTTCAATAATGCCAAATGTGGTTTGTAAACTAGAACTATAGTTAGTAGTATCGGGGTAAGTGGCAACAGCAATTTGTACACTAGTACTAATAACACCAGTTACTAATGCTACTAAAGTAGTGATAGTAGTTGCTTGACCTGAACCAGCACTCCAGCTAGCATTGCTAACTTGATTTGTAATCTTACCGGCAACAGTTTGACTACCAGTAACTGTTGAAGCAAAGCTAACGCTTGTTGCTGTACAATTAGTTACAGTCCAGTAACCGTTGTAACCAGTAGGAGCCATTCCCTGAATGGTAATAACTTGTCCATTGGTATAAGGTGCAGATCCTTGATTAGCAAAAGTTATTGTGGCAGTTGTACCATTACCACTAGCTCCTGTTGTTGTAATATAGTTTCCAGGAGCAGGACTTGACGCACTATTAGATATGACATCTCTAACTACGTTGCTTAGATGGTTAAGGCCGGCTAAACATGCATCTTTATGTGAAGGCAATAATTGTGCAATACCGTTGGCATAATATTGATTGGCAGCCTGCACAGTTGCAGAGTTACCGCCATAGGTAATATCATATGCCAATGCTTCTAATACATAAGTTACATCTCGTGTTGATTGGCTTAGGCTGTAAGGAACATTAGGATATGCGTTAGTCATAAACGCATTAATCTCAGCTGTAATATAAGGTATGTTAGCTATAATGGCAGCTTGTGCGGCAACATTACTAGCGGCCAATCCACTTGGATTAGTAAATGTTGGAGTAGTTCTAGAGTTGATACCTTGGTTTACTAAATTTAAAATATTATTAAACAAGCTGGCGATTGTTGCTTGTTGTGTAGGATCGTTTAGAACTGGGAAGTTATTGTTTACGTAGGTAACTGCGCTGGTTTCTAAAGCAACTTTATTATACTGAATAGTTCCACTAGCAGGATTTGTAAATGCTCCAACGATTCCAGTTAATGTACTTGATACACCAGTTAATACTGGATAGATAGAAGTTGCACTTGGCTGACTTACGCTATTAACAATAGCCTGGATACTTGCAACGTTAGCACTAATAGAACTACTAGCAACACTACCTCCAGATAATGTTACGTTAGCATACTGAATAACACCAGTTTGATATAGTGTAGCTGGTGGGTTATTGGTAATAACAGCCTGTGCTAATGTGTTGATATAACCAATTGCCGCAACAGTTCCAGATTGTTCGTAGCTGGCAATTTGTAATTTACTATTCAACCAATATGATAATCCAGCATAGATACTTGCACTATTTCCTCCATACATTGTATCGTAACATAGTGCCCAAACAATATATTTGACATCGCGTTGGCAAGTTGTTTTACTGAATGTCAGTGTTGGGTAGTTAGCTTGCAAGTATGCAATGATTTCTGTTTGAATAAAATTAATGTTGTTTAACAACAATGATACTGCACTAGTTTCACCACTGCTAGAAACATAAGTTTCATTTAAGAACAAGATAACATTTGATTGTATAGTACTTAGACCGGTTAGTACAGTTGTACGTGATGGGTTCTTAGAGTAGTTTACACCGTATGTATAACTTGGAGCAACACTTATTGGATTAGAACTTAGACCGTTATTGATAACATTAATCACATAACCTAAAAGTGTACTAACTTGTGTTGCAGCCTGCGAACTTCCTACACCAGCAGTAGTACTTTGTGTAGTATTATTACCAACAGACTTGGACCAACTTGTACTACCGGTAATTATAAAACCGATAATACTTTGCAATCTAGTAAATGCACTAGCTACCTGTGCATATTCTTGACTAATAGTACTTACACCGCTACCATTATAGTAAGCATCTACCGCAATGACAGTAGCTGTGTTACCACCATATAGCAAGTCAAATGTTAATGCATCGATTAGGTATCCTGTGTCTCTACGACAGTTGTCTTCGTTATACAATGGAATGCTGCCAGGTACTAAATTAGCATTAATGTATGCAATAGTCTCGTCAATTAAAAATTGGCGGTTAGCAATCAATTCAGCCGCGCCATTTGTAACACCAGACAATGCACCACCTAGTGTTGAACCTGTTGGATTACTAAATGTTAATGCTGGTGCACCTACTGTACTTACAGCGTTGATAATACTAGTAACCACATTCATACTATTAGTAATGCTAGTAATAGCCGCAGAGTCACTTAGTAACGCAATTACTTGATCTCTAGCGTAGTTTAAACCTGCAATAGTCTGTGCTTTTTGACTAGTAGTCACAGTTGAACTATAACTTCTTAAGTAAGAAAATGCCGCAGTGATTGTGCGATAATTAGTGCCAAAAATTAAATCATCTAATACTGCATTAACAATCAATCCAACGTCGCGTGAACATTTGTTAGTGTCATATGTAAATCCAGTACTTTGACTGACTGCTGGGAATGATGGTGTCGGTAGGATGCCGGTAACAATTATGTTACCAATATTGGCACAAATTGAAGTAATAGTAGCTGTTGCACTAGGAACTGCGGCTACAGCAGGTATTGCATTAATATTGACAGCAAGATTATTTAATGTACTTACAATTCCTGATGGAGCAGTAGTGCTAGCCTCCATCGATCCACCATCAGTAGTTAAACCATAAGTAGGACCATTTAGTGTTTGACTAATTGTAATTGTTGCACTGTCTAGAATACTTGCAATGTAATAAGTATTACCTGTAATTATATTACCAAAACTTGTTCCGCTGAAAGTAATAGCAGTTCCTACTACCATACTCTTCGTACTGGCTACTGTGATAGTATTGTTAGTTCCTGTTATACTTATTGGTGCACCTAGCGTACCTGCATTTTGACTAATGCTAACTGTGTATGTACCTGCAACACCTAGACCAGTTAATAGCCCAGTAATTTTCGTACCAGCTGTTACACCAAATCCAGTAATAGTCATGCCAACTGCAAATCTACCAGCGATAGTTCCTCCTACAGTTAATACTGTTCCTGCAATGAAACTTTGTGTTCCAGTAGCAACACCACTAGTAGCAGTTGCCTGAGTATTAATTATAGTTGCAGTTGTTTCTAAACCAGTGTTTGCATATGAGAATGCCAAGGCTGCCTGAATGCTATTATAGTTAGTTCCTAATAATAGATCGTAACAAACAGCATCTATAACTGTGCTTAGGTAAGTTTGTAAATTAGTTGTGCTATAAGCATAATTTAGAATCTGACTCTCAGCATTTTGAATAGCCGCTACAATAGTTGTTAAGTTTCCAATAACATCGGAGTTGTATGCATCAAATAATTTGCTGGCCTGTGTTACACTGTTAAAATTAGTGCCTTCCAACAAGTCATAACCGACACCTGTTACAATGTCTTGTATAATTTTGTTATAACGTGTTTTGTCAAAACTAAACGTGTTTACATATTTTTGATTCAGATAAGCAAGTGTTTCGTTTTGGATAAAAGATTTATTAGCTTCTAACAAACTAGCGGCATCTAAATATCCTTGTACTCCGCTATTACCTCCGCTAAATGTGACACTTAAAATACTACTTTGATATTGGTTAGGTCCAATGGTATAAGCAATGGTCTGACGATATGGTCCAGGTTCGCCAAACGCTAATGTGATCAAATTGTCAGCTTGCAAACAGGCCGCGCCCACTGTCTTATAAGCATAGCGTGGACTACGACCTTCTCGACCAGCAGGTGTGTTCTTTTGGGTATCATCTCCAGCCATGCTTACATATAAGTTTACATTACTGTAGTAGGTACTATTATCTACATAAAATTTAGTAGCGGCTTGTAAGTCATCTTGACCATTTCTAACACCAAAGCCACTCATGCTACCAGGATGGTCGCTAAGTGTCAGAGCACCAGTCATCTTATCGCCATCACGTAGTACTACATGTTTACGTTGTACAGCTTCTTGTCCTGTATAATTACCACTTAGTGTTGGATCATAATCTGGTTCGTTAGTTTGCGCAATAGTCGGCATTTCACGTACACGTAATGGTCCAGTAACTTGTCCATTAACAACTTGTAAGTAATGATTATTAGCATAGTTAACTGTTACTGCTAACTGACCTAACGTAGTTTGTACACCACTCTTGGCATAAACAGCGTTGAATGCATCTACCAAGTTACTACTTGGATCACTTAAACGTCCAATGGTAAACAAGTTGGCATTGATAGGAGCACCCATAGTAGGTTGATTATCACTAACAAGACCTGCGGCATTAGCAGTAATCACCACTTGTGCATTATTTCCAGAGTCAATAGTAATACCGTCACCAGCTACTAGATTTCTAGCACTTAGACTTCCGCCTGTTGTGCTACCCATAATAACTTGATTAGCACTATACGGAGTTCCAGTGATTAAACCAGTTTGTGTAATTGGAGATGTAACTGTACTTGCAAATGTAACACTAGTTGCAGTAGAATATAAAACCTTATATGTTCCGTTATAAGTAGCCGGAGTAACTTTGCTGATAACAATGTTCTGTCCAATGCTAAAAGGCAGTCCTAATTGCGGAGCACCATTGGTAAAGTTAATTGTAGTATTAGTACCATTACCGCTAGCAGTGGTAATTTGATAAGCAGTCGTACCTGGAGCATCAGCAAGCTGTCCAAAACCAATACTACCGCCAGCACCAAAAATAGCATATATTTCTGTAAAGTTTGAGTTAACTTTTTCAAACGATGTACGTATACTATCGCCTGTGCCGTCATTACCTTGGATACCAATATCAATTATTTGTTGTGTCATTTTAACTTAAACTCCGAAACTGCTACCGCAGCCGCATTTGGTTGTTGCATTAGGGTTGTTTATAACAAAGTTACTACCCATTAATTCTTCTTTATAATCTATCTCTGCACCTGTCATATATTGCATACTCATGCTGTCTACAAGTACTCGAAATTCATCTAGGGGGATTTCAAAATCATCTTCGTTGGCTACTTCGTCTAGAGTAAAGCCGTAGGAAAAACCTGAGCAACCGCCACCTTGTACAAACGCTCGTAATGCTAAACTAGGATTTCCTTCTTCATAAAGGATATCTTTAATTTTTTCTTTTGCTGACGCTGAAATTGTGATCACATTTAGCCCTCGATATAATATTTATCAAAGGCATTTTATAATCTTAATGTAAATAACTGTATGTACTTGACCACAGAATACCAGCATACACAGTATGTACGTACCAGCAAGCGCGGTAAACATCATACATATAGTCGTAAAAAGACTATAGTTGTGTTTAGGTGTGATTCATGTCAGGGTATTTTCAAGAGAGATAAAGGAAGTATGGATCCTAATCGCTTGAATAACAACTATTACCACGTGTGTGGTGATTGTGATGCTAAAAAGTTTGCCCAGGAAAAGGGTGTAGAAAGTCGTAAAGTTTGGGATATGCCTGTAAGTAGTCTTAAGACGTTAGGCCAATTCGGGAGCTGACAATATTCCAGTTGATAATCGTCCACTGGTTAGATAGATAACGCTTTTTATCGGCTTGATAATCTAAAGCCCACGCATGTTCCCACCAGTCAACTAGTAGTACTATATCCATCTTTACTTGATGATTTTTAATAGTTTTTATTTCACCGTTAGTAGCTAGATAAATCCATCCTGAGCCTTGTATTTTCATAGCTTCTTTTTCAAATTCAGTTTTAAAATTATCAAAACTTTTGAAATACTTGTTGATAAAATTACCAGCAATATTAGTTGGTTGATTCGATGCTACCGGTGCGTGATATTGTGTGAATAAAATATGGTGTAAAAATGCACCTGCTTCGTTAAAATCAGCATCTCCTTCACCATTATTAAAACGATCAACATATCCTTTGTACAATTTACCATAATGATAGCGCATTGTGTCTTCGGATATAGCCGGCTCTAATTCATCCTTTTTATAAGGAAGTATTGCCTGCTCTAAAGTTTTGGGACTTTTACCCTCGTTTAGACTAACATATCTAATAAAGTTGTACATAATGATATTTATCGTATAAATATTCTACAGGAGATATAACCATG